TACGACTGCCGCTGCACGTCTAGTGCAGCTCGCTCAGGGAGCCAAGAGTGAGTACGTACAGCTGGAAGCGAGCAAAGACATTCTGGACCGGGCTGGGTTCAAGGCTCCCGAGCGACACATGCACATGCACGCTGGCGACATCACCGTATCGATTGATTTGAGTTAAGCGGAGTGTGGACTTGCAACCCCAGCAGCGCATTGCGCTGCGCTTGTTGCAACCCACACAGGTTATATGAGTGTGTAGCCCTGCGATCCTAGATCGCGTCGGCTACACGAACGCTGGCGAATGTAGGCGTGGCAATTCGGTGCGGCATGGTGGTGGCCCCAAAAACTAGGCTGTGTCCCCCTCGACCCCGTCCTTCTCTCTTGCAATTTCCATCAGAACTCTGTAGCATATATGCACCATGAAAGCATTAGCTACCATTACATTATGTTTCTTTCTGTTTGTTTCTGCTGGCCTGTATCGCCTTGACCAGCTGAACAAGATACCTGTCGATGTAGACAACTACTCAACTTATAATCTTATAGAGATATATATTTTGGGTGTGGTTATGTCTGCGTTTGCATATCCTGTGTATCCAGAGATTGCTATCGAACACATGGCTTTGTATTCGGAGGACAAGCCATCTCGTCATAGTAATTTTTTTATGTCATCAAAGGTCGTTCAAAAGGCTGTAGATAATTACAGCAAGCCTGTGATGTTGGTCTGGCATGCGGATAGTTATATGTTTGGCAATCCTGAAGCTAGGGTTGCATTGGCATTGAATGGTGCTGTTCTCAGCAAAACCAAGGATAAGATACGCATCGATGTGCCGATTAAGTATCCACGCAACTCATTGGTTAAGTTGTTACCAATGGTTGAGGTGCAGGAAGGTTTGTTCTGGGTGTTGCAACAAAAGGGTTGGTATCACACTGGCACAATGACTTGGACGCATCCTATTTAGCTATTGTACGTTGACAACTTCGATAAAATTTTTGTAGTTGTAGAGTTATGTATACCTATTCGCAAATCTTAAATGCATTAGATTCTGTTATTGCGTCTGGCACAAAGCGTGGCGCTATTCCTGAACACGCTTCTTTTTACTTTCGTGGCATCCTTAACTCTGTAAATCCAGCAATGGTTGATGGTAATACTCGCCTTATTACAGAGAATGAAGTGTCTGGCGAGTTTCTTGAGATGATGCGCCTTGTTGCTAATAAGTACGCTAGTGACTTAGAGGAGGGGCAGGTTCGAGAGATTGGCTATGCTCATGTCCGTAAAGCTGTTGGAGATCGCGGCGATTACTGGCAAAACTTTGAAGTTGATAGCATGGCTGATGTTGTGAACAACTCTCTTGGCAAATTTAGAATCAAGATGGTTGATGGGCAGCGCATTGTAGATTATGACAAATATGATTTTCCTGATGAACTTGCTGGTAAAATTTTGCAGGAAGAAGGTCGTGAAGCTACAGCCATGGATTACATCAATGAAGCTGTAGACATTGCCACTAATGATTCAAAGTATAATTCTTTTAATGAAAAAATGCATCGCATGGGTCATTTGATTGGTGAGGTAATGATGCCCGAAGATGACCCAAATGTATTAAAAGTTCGTATTGCTATACCTGATGAGCCACAAGTTGTTGATATAGACTTCGATGATGAGCCAGAGCCAGAGGCTACTGACTTTGTTATGGAAGGGCCGATGACAAACAAGCGCAAACAGATATGGGATAAATTTACAAATATATTTGTTGGTGAGGCACAAGCAGCCGAACCGTCTATGGTGTTGCCAATCTCAAAGCCTCAAACGCAAGAGCAGATGGCAATGCCAAAATCTCGTGAGCAAATGCAAACTGATATGCAAAACAGACAGCTTGCAATGAGCATAGATGCAGAGAGTGCGTAATGGAAAACAAGCCAAGAATTAGCATTGCAAAAGCATTACAGGTTATGTTTCGTAATGTGCCAGAAAAACAGGGGCCACCTTCTTTATCAACATTAAAAACAGATGCAAAAAATGTTGCAACTGTTATAGGCAAGAAAAAAGATTCGACTGTCATTGATGAGGTTTCTTTGCTGTCAAGACGTTTGAAGAAACGTGGAATGTCAAAAAACCCAAAACAATTAGCGTATTCTTTATTAGGTGATGTTCCCTCAAGTAAAGTAAGTCAAGAGAACAAAGGTGGGTTAAGCATATCACGCGCAATAAGAAGTATGATTCAAGGTTATTAAATGCCAAAGTCGCCAGCATGGACAAGGAAAGCAGGACAGAACCCCAAAGGTGGGCTGAACGCCAAAGGTCGCGCCTCCTACAGAACCAAGTCCGGCAAAAAAGGCAACTTGAAAGCGCCAGTAAAAGGCGCACCCAAAACACCAGAACAGGTTAGACGTAAAGGCAGCTTCCTTGTACGGATGGGATCTGCCAAAGGGCCGCTTAAAGATGCTAAAGGCAGACCCACTCGTTTGAAGCTATCTCTTATTGCGTGGGGTCATCGTGGTGATAAGGCCTCTGCGGTAGCCAAGGGTCGGCGGCTGCTGGCTCGTTACAAGAAGATGAAAGAGCGAAAGAAGAGGAAAGCCTGATGTTTGGCAAAATATTAAAAACACCTGAAGCTAGTCTTGCGTTTAGAATGATGAAGGCGGTATCGCCTCAACAAAAAGCAAAAACACAAACTCAAGCTCAAAAGAAAAAGAAAAAACCTGCCGCAGGTCGTGGTGGTGTTCGTGCCAGACGCGGTGGCGCTGGCAAAAGAAGTTTATTAGACGTTAGTTAAGGAGATTGCTATGCCTATGGGAAAGGGAACTTATGGATCAAAGGTTGGTCGCCCTAAAAAGAAATCAATGCTTACTGCAAAACAAAAGACTTTGCCAGAAGCATTGAAGAAGAAGATTATGAAGTCAAAAATGAGTAAGGCCTAACTATGGCAGTCAATGCAGCTGGCAACTATACAAAGCCCGGCATGCGAAAGCGTTTGTTCGAGCGTATAAAGGCTAGTGGCAAAGGCGGCAAGCCGGGCCAGTGGTCTGCTCGAAAGGCGCAGATGCTTGCATTGCAATATAAGAAACGTGGAGGAGGTTACACCTCATGATGAAAGCACCTAAAAAACCAGAAACTAAATCACTTATTAAAAAAACATCCGCAAGTGATATAAGAGAGATGGCAAGCCCTGCTGTAAGGGCTTGGGCAAGAAAGAATGGTATTGCGACCTCTAAAGAAATTGATAACATGCCTCTAATACAACTTGATAAAATTTATATGATGTATCTTAAAGCAACAGGCAGGTAATGGCACTTTCTGCTTCACAGAAATCGCTTCGAGCATGGACACGCCAGAAGTGGCGTACCAAATCTGGAAAGCCATCTACCCAAGGCTCTGAAGCTACAGGTGAAAGGTATCTTCCATCTGCTGCCATAAAAGCCATGAGCAGCGCACAATATGCCGCCAGTAGCAAAAAGAAGCGTGAAGATACTGCCAAGGGTAAACAGTTTTCAAAGCAACCCAAAGCAGCAAGGCAGATAGCCAAGAGGTTTAGATAATGAAAAAAGCACCCAAGACACCAAAGAAAAAGTCATTAATTAAAGCTGGGGTTAGAATTGATCCACAGTTTAGAGGAAAATTTAAAGATCTAGTTGATTCAATGACTGAGGCTTACAAAGAGTATGGATTTACTCGCGGTCAAGCTGCTAGAGAAATAGTTAAAGAATTAAGATTAGATACAATAATTAAACAAGAAAGATAATTTTAATGAGTTTCCTTCATACATTGAAGATAGAAGAGCGTGAAGTTTTGCGTAAAGTGGTGAAAAAAGTCCATCTTGTTCACCACCCTAAAGAGTTTTGTACCGACTATGAAGCAGATAAACTCATAGCTTCTATAGGGCCGGAAACTATCGAACGCATGATAAAGTTTGGCAGGGATCAAAAGGTTGACCAAGTTTAAGTACAAACCAGATGGTGATGTTCTTAAATCATTTATGAAAGATGACAGTTTCTTTCGTGGCCTACGTGGGCCAGTAGGTTCTGGTAAATCTGTTGGTTGTTGCGTTGAGATATTCCGCAGAGCCTTACAACAACAAAAGGGACAAGACGGTAAGCGGCGCAGCCGCTGGGCTATCATCCGTAATACTAATCCACAGCTAAGAACAACCACTATCAAGACATGGCTTGATTGGTTTCCCGAAGCTGAATGGGGAAAGTTCTTATGGTCAGTTCCATATACACACTGGATTAAGCAAGGTGATCTGGAACTCGAAGTAATCTTCCTAGCCCTCGACCGTCCAGAAGATGTAAAGAAACTACTCTCCCTAGAGCTAACTGGCATCTGGATCAACGAGGCTAGGGAGATACCCAAGTCTATTAT